TTTGATCGCAACTGGCGAAAGCTTCGTCTGTGACCTCAACCCATCGTCCAATCGTTATATCGGTAAGGTCATCGGCGATCTTCACGTATACTTCGACTTCGATCGCGATATCGAAGAGCAAAAGGTTGTTATCGAAGGTAACTACGCGAACAACTCAAACTATATTCGTGTAGAAGTACACCCAGACGTTGAGAATGGATTCGTCGACGCTTCGGCATTGCCAATGGGCTTCCGCGGTGCTGCTCACTTGGTAACATCGGGTTCTGCTACGTTCCAGGTTCTACCTGCTGTTTCGGGCGATCTATACGCTCAAACAGGTGGTTCTACAGACTTGAATGTCCTTCGTAAAGCTGTTACACCTCCAGTTCCATTCCGCAAGAAGGTGACAGACGGCGTCGTCGATAGCGATACGGAGACTGCAAACTCCAAGTTCTACTGGGGTACACAGTTCGAGCACATCGAAGTCATTACGAAGCCAAATGCAAGCAACCTAAAGAACAAGTCGATCGAAGCATACGCCAAGTACTTCCCAGACTTCTCTACGACGGTCAAGCCAGTCATTGTTGGCGACAACACCGGCGCAGAGGACACGGCAGCTAACGGCATCATCGACGCAGATAGATTCTGCAATAACTTGTTCAGCCTTGAACACATTCAAGTCGTTACTGGTTCGACCGGTAAGGCTGATGTCCGCGAATGGGATGAAGCAGTTTACGTCAGAAATGGCGTCATCGCAGCAAGCGACGCTAACAAGACTCGCGCATTCGGTACGACTGACTTGGTAGAAACTACGAACAGACAATTCGCCAAATTCACCTTGTTTATGCAAGGCGGATTCAATGGCGTCAACATCTTCGATCGCGACGAGTTCAATCTAACCAACAACGCAGTGTCTTCCGACATGGTCTTTGGCAATGGTCGCCTTCTCAACGATGGACCAAACGTCAAGGCTTATACGAAGGCCGTCGACATCATGAAGAACACGACCAACGTCGACATTCAGTTGTTGGCGATCCCTGGTCTACGTCATCCAATCGTAACTGATTACGCTACGGTGGCGACAGAAGAAAGATTCGACGCGCTTTACATCATGGACGTCGAGCAGTACAACGAGGACGGCACGGACGCAGAGAACGAAATTCGTCTTGATTCTCAAATCACTTCGGTTTCTAACACGATCCAAAGCTTCCGTGACAGAGCGATCGATTCATCTTTCGCTGCCGCATACTTCCCAGACGTCAACTACGCCGCGCCAGATAAAAGCAACGTGTTTGTACCACCATCTGTTCTTGTCCTCGGCGCAATGGCTCTCAACGACGCAGTAGGCCATCCATGGTTTGCACCAGCGGGCTTCACGCGCGGTGCTCTTCCAACGGCTGCACTTGAAGCGAGAGTCAAGCTCAAGGACGAGGATCTCGATGCTCTCTACAACGAGCGTATCAATCCACTCATCGCCTTCGTCGGCGCGCCAAAGAGCGGTACCAACCCAGCATCTGGTCTCGTCATCTGGGGACAAAAGACGTTACAAATCGCAGCTTCATCGCTCGACCGTGTCAACGTCCGCCGTCTCCTCATCGAGATTCGTCGTCAGGTTCGCGAGATTGCAAACACGGTTCTCTTCGAGCAAAATCGCGAAGCAACCCTCGCGGCTTTCTCGGCGGCAGTCACACCAAGACTCCAGAGAATCCAGGCCCTCGCTGGTCTCGAGAGATTCCGCGTCATCATCGATTCTTCGACGACGACACAAACGGACATCGAGAACAACACGGTCCGTGGCAAGATCTTCGTACAACCAACCAAGTCGATCGAGTTCGTCTCCCTCGACTTCGTCGTGGCAAACAACGTCAATCAGTGACGCATATTAATCGAGGATTAATCTAATATGGACAACAGCGGTGCAATTAAAAAGAGCGCAATAAAGTACGTAGGAGCGCCGCTGTTGTCCTTTCTTTTCGGATGGAAGACATCATTCGAAGGTTGATTAAAAGTTTAGTTTGAATTTCGCAAAGAAACATATATTTAGAAAAGGTGACAGGAGAATAAAACCATGGCCGCAGAGACATTAGACGTTACATCGATGATTCCAAACAAGTTCGAGCCAAAGCGCAAGAATCGCTGGATTCTCATGATTGAAGGTATCGACGCATACATCATCAAGACGACTGCAAGACCAACAATCACGACGGAAGAAGTTGAAGTTCCATTCATCAACTCCCGTCGTTATCTTGCAGGAAAAACATCGTTCGGTACAATCGGCGTTACTCTCCACGATCCAATCGCTCCATCCGGCGCTCAACAGGTCATGGAATGGGTCCGTACTCACTTCGAATCCGTTTCTGGTCGCGCTGGTTACGCCGACTTCTACAAGCGCGACATCCAACTCAAGATGCTCGATCCAGTCGGTACAGTCGTCGAGCTCTGGGACATTAAGGGCGCGTTCATCACCGAAGCAAACTTCGGCGAAGTCACCTACGAAGACGGCGGTCCAATGGAAATCTCAATGACACTCCGTTTCGACAACTGCGTGCTTCAGTTTTAGAAAAAGTCTTTTACCGAATCGTAAAGTTAAGTATAATTACCTCTGTGGCTTTTTGCTACGGAGGTTTTTATGTTTAAGTGCCCCAAATGCGATTTTCAAATCGAGAATATTAATTCTCTAAGGATTCACGCTTCAAAGAAACATGATCTTTCAAGCGAAGATTTATACATCCAAGTCGTTTTAAACGGAGATAAGCCAGTTTGCGAGTGTGGTTGTGGTTCCGAGACGAAGTTTAATGGATTAGTGAATGGATATTCCAAGTTTGTGTGGGGCCATGCTTCAAGAGTAAACAATAATTGGGGGCATAACAAAGAAGCTTTTGAAAAAAGCATTACAACTAGAAGAAAAATGTGGGAAAACGGAGAAATTCAAGGATGGTGTAAGGGTTTAACAAAAGACGACCCACGAATAGCTGCGATCGTTGAAAAAATGAATACCCATGAAAGATCAGAAAAAATATCTAAATCTTTAACGGGAAAATCAAAATCAGAATCTCATAAACAAAAAATCTCGGAGCATATGAAATCTTATTGGAGCGAAGAAACCAATAGAGAACGACAAAGCTTAGAACAAGCCGAGAGGGTCAAAAATGGATTGTTGACAAAATGTACTCGTATTCATGGTTATTTCGATAATCACAAAAAGTCGTCTCAACCGAATCTTTATTACAGGTCACTATTTGAATTAAATGCCATACTTCACTTAGAATCAAGCGAAGATGTTATTTCATATACATTTGAACCTTACAACATTGAATATTTTTTCGACGGAAAAACTAGACATTATATCGTTGATTGCTTGATAGAATATGAAGATGGAACAAAGTCTATCGTGGAATTCAAACCAAGCTGCCACGTCGTCCACGAAAAGAATATCGCAAAATTTCGATCAGCCGAAAAATTTGCAAATGAAAATGGATTTAGATTTGAAGTGTGGACAGAGAAGTCACATGGCTTTTTATCGAGAAAAAGTCGTTAATTGCAGAGTGGGTAACCAACTACCATATTGAGAAGAATATTTCTGGGGGTGGTCCTGTGCGTATTGTGCCATGATGCAGAGCATTCTATGCATTAGTTGTTGTTTTGGGGCGTGTCACTGTTTACGTTTATAAAACTAGTGTTTATTATTTGATTGACTTTCTTTATATCGATAGAAGGAAAAACAAATGAGCACAGAGAATCGTGAACAACGTAACGCAATTTTTGGTCCAGGGCAATCATTACCTACTGGTATAGATCCACGTATGCCGACACAATCAGCGGCTGAAAAGGTAAAGGCTGAGTTCGGCCTGGACATTCCGCTTGAGACAGTACCTCTACCATCGTCGGGTAAAGTGTATTCTCAAGAATCGACGTTGTATGGTGCGGAGACTGTCGACATTAGACCTATGACCGCGAGAGAAGAAGACATTCTTACTTCTCGTGCTTTGATCAAGAAGGGCACTGTCATTACAGAGCTAATCAAGTCTTGCTTGGTTGATCGTTCGATTAATCCATCGGACTTGTTAGGTGGCGATAGAAACGCGCTGATGGTTGCCATTAGAATTACAGGTTACGGTCCACAATATCCTGCTGAGATCGAGTGTCAAGAGTGTGGAACAAAGGCGAATCACGAGTTCGATCTTGCTCAATTGCCAGTTCGTAGGCTCGAAATAGACCCAGTCGTACCAGGAACGAATCTTTTTCAGTTCGTTTTGCCGCGTAGTAAGAAGACGGTTAAGTTCCGTTTCTTGACAGGTCGTGACGAAGAAGAGATCATGACTACTAGCGAGAAGCAAAAGAAGTTAGGCTTGTCGACTGAATCTAACGTGACGACGAATTTGATGTATGCTATTTCTTCGATCGACGGAATCGAAGATAGAGGTAAGATTGCAAGCTTCGTGAAGATGATGCCTGCGATGGATTCGTTAGCACTCCGTAATTACATTAAGGATAACGAGCCAGGCGTCGTTATGAAGCAAGAAACTTCTTGCCCGTCTTGTGGACATTCAGAGGAGGTAGCGATGCCGCTCGGTGTCAACTTTCTTTGGCCTCAGGCCGGAAGATAGAGAACTTCTGATATTGGAACCCGCCTTTAATCTGATGTATTATGGCGGGTTCCTTTGGAAGGAAGTCTATAATCTTCCTGTTTCGTATAAACGTTGGTTTATAGAAAGAATCAACAAAGAGCTTAAACAGACTAACGAGTCTGGAAATACGCAGTCTCGAGCGTTACATCAAAATTCGCCCGACGTCCGAGCTTTGCAAGGTCACTCCCGCGAACAAACGCCTAGTCGCTTAAGGCGCTTCACATAAGGAGGTATTATTTTTTTTATCGTATTATTTAATAGGGTACGTAACAATAGGGGCTATTGTGGAAAACAAAGAATCTCTCAACGAATTGCGCGTTAATCTATTAGGGAAAGTTTTTTTTGCTACGCTCGGCGCTTGGTTGGTCGGTCGTTTTGTCAACACTAAGTTAAGGGGTTCTCGAGACGAGATCGAGGCGGTGGGCAACGCGCTAGCTGCTTCGAAACGTTTTCAAGACGAATTAAATCGCCCAGGCGCCACCGTCGATTCGGTCGTACAAAAGCTCGGCATTAAACACATGTCAGCTTCCGAGTTCGAACGCGTATTA